GCAATCGTCGCGCCCTGAAACAAGCCCTGATCCATTGTGAGGCCCATACTGTCGGACCAGGAGGTTGTGGTGGAGACGGCCAACCCGGACTGTGCAGCGGAACCACGAAGCACGACGATGTTATTGATGTGCGTCGCGTTTACCTTGTACTTACGGACGTTAGCCTGCCCACCGTTGAGTAGGTATGCGAGTTGCATGGTTACATTCCTCTAGATGTTACGCGGAGGAGGCTCATTCAAATCCCCCTTGCGATCTATGACCTTCTGCCGCCACTTAGCTAACCCACGGCGCTCTTCAGCGGTGGAACGACATGCCGTGTACGTCTCTTCTGCGATGTACATGGAACAGTGTGTATCCAACGTCCGACAGGCGTCGCAGTTGCCAATCACGTAGCGGAACTCTTTTTCCATTCGAAAGCGGTGACGTTTGTAGTCGAACTTGCTGTTGCACGCCGGGCACAGGAGAATCATTTTCCGCAGGTCGGCGAGATCAAGCACCCACGACCCATGCGGCTTCCCGTGCCGACGCCCCGGATGGAGCATCGCGTCATTCAGCTCTTTCTGTGTCCAACTACTGTCCTTCCGCTTTACATAGATGTCCGAGCGCATGTCACTGCCTCACAGGCGGCTGCCACTTGATTTCTTCCACGATCTCCTTCCAGCCGCCCTTATACTGGCCGGCAGCCATCATCTTGCGATAATGCGCCACCTCGACAGGCGTCAGGGCGTCCAACAGCTTCTGGTCCGGGTTGGCCGGCTTGGGCTGTGGCTTCTGGGTGGAACCGTGAATCTCCATCGTGGGCTCCGGTCTGGGACGCGACGGTTGACGGATGGATTCAGCCGGACCAAGTACCGCCCGTAGGGCCTGGAGTTCGAACTTCCGGCGATCACGTACGGTGAGCGTCCGGGCGTCCCGCCCTTGGAGGGCAAGGATGTAATCGAATTCCTGGTCCACCCGGCTGCGGGTCGCACTGCTGCGATCCTGCAACTCCGGGACGGACGTGTTGTACTTGTACAGTTGCTCACCGACGAGGTTATCGGCCACTCGCTCGGTGATCTTCTGCTCGGCCAAGACGGCCGCTTGTTTCAGGAGTTCCTTCTCGCGGAAGTCGCTCGCCTGGGCGCGCGTAATGCGCCCTTCAGCGATCGCTTGCTCCAGGTCCACCCATGACGGGGACCCTTGCGCCGGCACCTGGGGTTGCTTGAGCGCCTCGATCTCGGCGCGGATGTTCGTTAACTCCGCCTCCAAGGCATCGGCTCGCTCACGCTCCTTATGGGCACGGGCCACGACTTGCTTGAATCGGACACCACCTGGGTCTAAGGGATGTGGTTCAGGCGACGGTTCCACTGGGGGCTCAACCACGACAGGCGGCTCTAGGACGGGCGCGACTGCCGCGGGTTCGACCACAGGGGAGGTCGGCTGCTCCGCAGACCTGGATACAGGTTTGACCGGGACTCCTGACAACGACTGTTCCATCTCCAACATTTCTTCTGACATGACATGCCTCACTTCTGGGTGAGAAACCCGCAGAGCGTTTATGGCTGCTCAGTTAGCCGCGCTACTAATGTAGCGATAATGCCCAAACTGTTTCACCGTTTTGCGCCGATGACAGTTTGCACAACGCATTTCACATTTTGCAATCTCTTCTAACAACGACTCTATAGTGTGCTTATTACCTAAAAGCCTTGCGATGCTCATCACTTTAACCCCTGTCACGTGATCGAAGTCTAATACAACAGGGTCTGACTCTCCACAGTCTACACACGGATGAGCTTTCTTGTACTCAAATACGAACTGCCGTCGTGGATGATTCGCATACGACTTCCGTTCACTCTCACGGACTCTAGCGTGGTGCTTCTTACGATATTCACGATAGTATGCGTTACGGTCGCGGCCATCCCGTCTCACAGCTTACTTCACTCCACTTGCTTCTTGCTTGAACGCGAGTAACACGCTCCGTACACCCTGCTCCAGGCCCCAGTGACGCCAATACTGGATCGTCAGCGCCCTAGTTGCTTGCTCGTTGAGGGACTCAGGGAACTTGCTCAGGCAGTCCTTCTGGACGGCCTTGAGCTGGGCGATATACACGCCCATCTTACGGACCATGTTGTTGAAAACCTCATTCTCGGTCAGGTACTCGGTCACGTCCTCCGCGGGCAAGTCTGCGAACGGGTTCCTGATTGGCGCAGGCGCCTCATCGGCTTGCTCGGCGCGTTGACGCCGGTAGTCTGTGATGTCCACTCCCATGTCCGTTCCCTCCATGAAAAACGATTAAACTACACGTTTCGCCGCTCAAGGCAACCACCCTGACTATCGCATTCGCATCGCTTGGGAATGGCCCCATCAGGTCGATTGCGCCCCACGCCGCATTGGTCGATCGCCACCACCACGCGACCCCAGACCCTCTTACAGACAGAGCAGTAAACTTCAAAACACTCCTTACGCGCCACGGTTGGCACCACCGCCTGCACCAGGCAGGCTCTCGTCGGTCAGCTCACGACCTTGAATTGGCGCGTTCCCAGATGGACCCTGTGATCCGGGGCTGGTCTCACCCTCTGGACCCGGCTTGCCACCCTGCTCGCCGCCCTGAAGCTGCTGCTGCATCGCCTGTGCTTGGGCCATCATCTGCTGCTGCTGCATGAGTTGTTGCATCTCAGCCTGAACCTGACCTGCGTAGACACCGAGTATCCTGGCCCCCTGCTCGCTAATCAGCTCGGGGTGGTCAAGCGTCTGCTGCATGAACTCCATGACCTTCTGGAGGTGCTGATCCAGCGGCTCCATCGCTCGCCCGTAGGGCATGTTCCCGTTGCAGGCCGCGTTGATCGCGTCCTCTGCGGTGAAGTATGGGCGGCCGTCATCGACCATGCCCTGCGGGGGTTGTATGTACTTCTGGGGCGCTTGCCCCTTGGCTCGAATCACTTCCTTGAGCGCGTTGTAGATGTGTTGCGGCGTCACAATCCCCATCATCAGGAGCATCGGGTTGACGATCACGCCGAGTATTTCTTGCGTCGCTTGACTGGACAGCGCACGATTAGAGTTGAGTATGTTGGCTCCAAACTCAAAGTCGAAGTCCCCTTCAAGCGCACGGGGGTCCGCCACCTCCAGATAAGGGTTGTTACCGGGCTCCAGTTCCACTTGAATACGGAACTTCTTACCGGCAGGTAAGAAGGCTTTATCGAGGATATGAAACTGTCGCCACACCTCAGCAAGACCACTAAAGAACCTCCGCAATACCCGCTCTGGGCGGGCATCCCCCTGTTGAAGGACGCTTTGCATGTTCTGACTGGTTCGGAGCGCCGACGCCTTCCCCTGTGGCACGCCCCCCAACTGAAGCTGACCCACAAGCGTGACCTGATCGAGGATTTGCATGACCATCGTGATGATGTTCGCGCCGAACGCCTGCATGCCGTTCTGGAGTTGCGGGAAGAACACGTCCTGTTGCGGACTCCCCAGCGGGATCATCGCGCCCGGCTGGAGCTTCATCTGCTCCGGTTTGACGCTGGACGCGGGCCGGTAGAAGCCAAACGGCATATTCGCCAGCCACCCGGCATCGACCATCTGATCGAACGTCTCCTTGATGATGTCGTAACTCGATTCCATCAGCTCGATGAGGCCGATGGCATAGAAACGCTCATTGACAGGAATATATTTGGCACATTGGAGTGGTCTCCGAGGAGGATTTGAAGGGTACACCTCGGTGAGGTACCTCGCTCGAAGAAGAACTTTCGCTTCTTCGATGATCCAGTAAATAACATCTTCCTCGAGGCCGTCACCATCATGGTCTGCCCTCCCGAAGTACATGAGCCGCGTCAGCACCTTCTGACCCGGTTCAGTGTTCTCTTCAGAGCCCTGGTGCAGCGCCGCACGCCCCTCCAGGTCGTCCTTCAGCTTTTTCTGACCTTGAGGATCGTTGGCTGCGATCCCAGTTTGTGCTGCCCCTCGGAGAGCTTCGAGCTTCTCCATGTCTGCATCTGTAAGGAGATCGTAGAATCCGTGCGCGCGGAGTCGTTTGATTTCATCCAGTGATGGGTAATCAACGAGGATGGCCCGGTCCGCTCCGGTCGGATTTGCCACCGAGCGAGGCTGTAGGTTCTCGCACCTAACCGGCACAACCACATCTTCCAACTCCTTCGGTATGAGACACGGCCCCTCAAACGTGGTCTCGTCATGACGACAGGCAAGTTGTACACCGTCCTCGGCCGCGGTCACGTCGACGAAGAACTGTTTCATCTGCCCCGTGAAGGCGTTTTCCTCACGCACCTCAAACCGCCACTGGTCGCCGGTCGGCAGGACAACGGCTTTCGGGTAGTACTCGCGGAGGGTCTCCCAGATGTACGTGTCCCAGGACTTGTCTGGTCCAGGGAACGGGATGTGGTAGAGTTTCGTGACCACCTGCTTCTCATGAATCCATGGGGTGAAGCAGACGAACATCCCGTCTTGCACAAATGCACTAATTAGTTTAGCAATTCTGTATTCGCCGTCGTTCTCCTTGAACACCTGGTAGTCCAGGAGCATGTCCACGCCACGCTCCTTCTCCACGTCGTTCGGGTGTCCAGCCTTCGCGTTCATGACTGGGCGCACGCTCAACACTGCGTTGTGCAGCGTGTCCTCGGTCCGCTGAACGTCGGTCATGATAATCGGCAGGTGGGCGTTGCTGGCCCCAACCCACGGGTAGTCCTTTTCCTCACGCCAGCCACGGTACTTCGCCGTGCGCTGGATACGGGCCTCATTCCAATCGAAGCGATCGCGGATGTCATCGGTATAGAGTTTGAGCACGTCATGGATCAGCGTCTCGCGATCCTTCACGACGAGCGACTTACTGACCGGCGGCATGGCCGACTTGGCCGGCGACTGCGGATCACCCTGCTCAATCTGCTCGACCGTTGTGATTAGGGCATCCCCGCCCAGTTGCGGGTCCTGAAGGGGTGTCTCTTCACCAGCCTCGGCTGGAGCCTTACCAAGCATGTCATCTGCCATGAGAGACTCCCGTGTGGTAGCCACCGCCATACGCTGGTTTCAGTGGAGTGGGCATCATCATCTCGCCTTGACCGATGCCACGAAGCTCCCGATACGTGGGCAATCGGTTCATCAGGTATTTTAGGAGCGTCGGGTAGTCGTCGTAATCCGCTTTCGGGATTTGACGCTTTGGCCCACTAAGCCGACGGGGGTCGGACCAGACGTACCGCTTGAGCTGAAAGTGTACCGCGTCCACGTCATGCGAGAAGGTAATACGTGGACGGCACAGTTGCTTGTCGGGGCGCAGATAATCATTGAGGCGCGCCCGTCCAACATCGGAGTCGTCAGCGAGGTCGAAGGCCAAACCCACGTTTGAAAACTCGTCCTGCCAGGTAATGCCGCGCTCAGTACCACTCGGGCTCCTCCCCATGTTCGGGTCCATCATGCGGTAGACGCTCAGCCACCCGTACTTGCGCTCCACGGCGTGGACGGCCTTCTCTACGTCGTCAGCGCTGCCCTCCACCTCGGTATGCGCGACCACGTAGTAGTCGTCGTTCGGGTCCACTTGGACCCACATCATCATGTGAGGCTTACGAGGATGCGGATCAAGAAGGCATACCACCGGGTATAGAGGATCGACCTTATTCGGTACAACGTGACTCACCTGCTTGATCCAGTGCCCGCCGCAGGTCCCGCAATTCCCCGCGACGCCAATCACGCGGTTCCCACAATCGAAGCACCACGTCATCTCCTGCTCGGTGAAGATGGGGTGAATGCGGTTGCTGAATCGTATCGGTTCGCCGTATATACGCACTCGTCGAGTCTGATCGTCCATCTGCTCGGCACGCCGAGCGATGCTGGCTTGATCGAGATGCGGGTTGTCGGTGCTCCAGATGTTGATCCATACGATATTACGGTCACGGTGCGATCGGTCATAGATTTCATCGAAAATCCAATCTACCGCGATGGCGGGGTTGTTGGGCCAGGTCATGGCGACGACGAGGGTACCATCGACACGCATGACACGGGCTACGTTCTCGTCCCATATCTCCTTGGACGGGGGCTCGTCATGGAGACAGTAATGCACGTCGCCCGAGGCGAAGTCCGACGGGTCCTGGTCGTAGGACATGAACTGAATCGTGGACTGCCCAATGACACGCTCATCGTCAGGATCACGGTACAAGACTGAGAGCAGCCGTAGTTTCTCGTTCCACGACTTCTTCCACTCCCCACCAATGAGACAATGTCTGGGTATCCAGCCGAAATGCCCTTGTGAACCAAATGGCTGGCCCGAGCCGGTCCACCGCCACCATTGTAACTTCGGTAAAATAACCGGATGTAGTACCGTAGTTAGTGACTCGCATACGACCCGCATGTTGATCGGCCCACGCAGTTTTTGGCGGGGGTAGGTATCGCGTAAACAGTGGGGTATTTGCCCGGTTGATCGGATGATACCTTCAACAAGGGCATGCTCGGTTTTGCCCGCGCCATTCCCACCGCCTATACCGATGGTGCCGACGGTTAGATCATGTATACGGCCCACTTGACTGTTGGCCGGTTTGTAGTAGTACAGTGCGTTCTCTTGGCTGTCTGCACGCTGGAGCGAGAGTCCTTGCTGGCACGCTTCTAACAGGTCGTCGTCACTCAGCGCGGCCAACCGGGAATGATCCAGGTCCTTCAGGTCCACCGGCAGTCACCTCCGCAGTGCGTTCAGTCAGCTTCACCGTCATGCCGCGCCGCTGGAGCTCCTGGACGGCAGCCGCCATAAACTCGGTCAGCTTCGCCCGCGTGTCGCTCCCTACGACGCGGTTCGGCTGACCCCGTAGCTCGGTGAGCTTGTCGAGGTAGATGCCCTCCACGACGGCCAGTTCCTTGGCCGACGAGACCGCGATCCGTCCACGGAAGGCTTCGTCAGTCAGTTCTTCGTCAATCAGGTCCAACCTGCGCGACAGCCGCTTCTCGATGGTCTCCTTGCGGACCGGCGTGTAGTGCGCGGGTGTCGAGCTTGACGGTGTCGGTGGGAGGGGGGCCGAGACCGTCCTGGATGGTTCCACCGCGGCACCACTAACGGCGGAATTATCGGAGTTTAGGTTACCCTGACCATCCTTTTCCATATGACTCCAGATCGAGGTGTTGCTCACTGATCTGCTGACCCTTACCTGAGACGCAGTACCCGAAGCAGTCCCAGCCGCCACGGAACTCCTCGTCGAACTCAACGCTGTACATGACCGACCAGGTCCCAGGGGTCGGCGCCTCGATCGGGCTGACGTGGACACGGTTCACGGTCCCGACCTTACCTTCTAGGTACGGCCACGCCACCCCACACACGTCTATGGCGGCGCTTGGCTTGACTGACACGCGGCTACCGACGGGGTATTTACCCATCTCCACGGCAATCCCTCCGGTTACAGTGATAACAAGCCCAATCTTCGATTACGTCTCCTTCAAAGGTTGCCACACCCAGGTACTCGTGTCCGTACCAGCGGCATGCCAAACGATTCCATACCCTAACCACACCGTGCTGGACCCACGTAGGAAGAAACCACCCGACCCCGTATGCGGTGTAGGCGAGGTATGGGCCATCGCAGGTGAGCCCCAAACTGTCGAGGTAAGCCGTCGCATCAACATCGGTCACAAGTAGCTCCCAAGCGGGATGAGTCTGTAGCGTTCGATCACGTGCTGCGCCATGTCGTTGATGCCCGCCGCGTAGCCGTTATGGAAGCTGTAGTAGGCCACGACCAGCAGCGACGCGAACCACAGGCTGATAAGCAGCGCGACTTTCATAGCTTAGCGGAACCTACCGCCGACTTGACCTGCTCCAGGGCCGCCCCAGCGAACTTGCGATACAGATACACGCCCACCGGGATACCAACCAGGAAAGAGAACACGATTTCAACGATGTGGATTGCGAGATGTGCCATGCTGATAACCTCCTTTTGGGATAACCGCGCCAGAACGGGTCCCCCGCGCGTGCCCAGGCCGGTGGGGGGTACGCCTGATCGCCTGTGTCTCCCTGTGGTGGTGTGTGGTATGTACAACATCAGTACTAGTACTAGTACATGTACATGTACATACGTATGGATACAGTGGGTGTATGTGTATGGATACACACCTCGCCCACCCCAAGCATGCTTGCTTGCATGCACCGCTTGTATGCAATGCTTGTATGCGCCGCTTGCATGCGATGAGTGCGCGCGAGAGATGTATACATACACCACACCCACCGCTTACGCTAGTTGCATGCATGTAACCCCTAGGCAGCACGGTATAAAGCAAGCACATGCTTGTAGATTGAATGGGTTGTTCTCGTTGCTGTTCTCCCGGTGCCCAGCGTATGGGCCTGTAGTCCTCACCCAGGGAGGTGAATGGTGGGTGAAACATGACAAAGATTGGCAGTTGTGTGACAATTTGCGGTCCGATCAGCTTGGCAACTGAGATATACACACCTTGCTACAGTCTAACCTACTGATATATATACTAGGTGATTATCAATTGACTAGGGCACGCGATTTGCTTCCTATAGGGGCATGTTCAACCTGATGAATAGAGTCAACGCGGCCTGCGGTCATTGGTTTATCGCGGTAGATCCGCCCGCGCCCTTGGACTACGCGGATTACCTGTACTTGACGGTCTATGTGCTCGGCGCTATACTCAACTTAGTAACCTAGGAGAAGACCATGCTACGCAGAACGTATCGAGTCTTTACCACGCGTACCTACACCGCGGTGAAGTTCTTTGACATCCTCGCGGATTCACCGGCGGCGGCTCGTCGCCTCGCTAAAAGAGCCGCAAAACGCCTGTATCCCGACATGCGGGCTGTTGCCACGGATAACGGGTGGATCAGTGATGATGAGGTTGAAATAGCCCACTTGGGCGCGGCCAATACCCCATTCAAGGTGACGCCTGTATTGACCGACAAACACGGGACTGTCTATCAAGAAGCGAGGGACGAGTAGCCCTCAAGGGGGAGCCCATGCGCGGCCAATGCTACGTCTGTGAGAATTGGGGAACCACGCTACAACGTGTAGGTCCAGACAAGGCCCGGCACGAAGAGTGTGCGCCTGGCACAGACCCTTGGGTGACGTGGTATCGGGCTAACCCGAGCCAACAGAGCGCGGCGGGAGATATTCTCCTCGCCTTCTATGAGAGGGGGAAACGACCATGATGGACACCGGCTATACATGCTATCTCTGCGGGGAGAGGATCAAAACAAGAAGCGACTTGCGGCTTGTCTCTCCCTCACGGTGGGCCGTTGAGCTTGGTGACTTCGGG